AGCTGGTAAGCTTGTTAATTTTTGTGGGAAATCCTTGGTTTTTGACCTAATAGCCTATAGGATTCCTACGTGGGTTAGAACTTGTACATAATTACTATATATCGGAGCGTCTTTTGGTAACGTACTGTATAACGTGTCTGCTAAATCCATCAACTCTTGAACTCGCGTAGGGTCTGCGTATTCTCTAGCTTCCAAACGTTCTCTTCTTATATCTTCGCCTGGGTCATATCCTAACCAATCTAAAGTATATCCTCGTAATTCAGCAGCGTCTATCAAGTATTCGGGAGGCCACTGTGTTACAATAACTTCATTATCGTATTTCTTTGCCCAGTCCAATGTTACCAAAGCTTCTACAATGTCTGATCTATCGCTTTTCACATATCTTTGAGCGCGCAATTGCCAACCTACTTTCGCATAAACAGGCACGTCCATGTCACAAATGGTTTTGAAACGATTGGCTATCCAGGATTTACCTGCTCCATTTCCTGCATAAACAACGTAGAAGCTTGTTCTTTCTGGTTTTCGCCAATCTAAATGGATCTCCGGACTTATTGATTCTGTATTACTTGCCCATGATTGTATTGAACCATCGAGTAACTCTAATTCAGGAATTAGTTTCTTCTTGATTGTAAGCGTACTAAATCTAGCCCAATCTGATGGTTTGAGCGATTCAAATAGGTTTTTGGTTGCCCCTACCAAGTTGAATAGATAAACATCTATTCCCAACCGTGCCAATTGTTCATCTTCTGTAATTGGTCTTCTTCTACTGTGCAGATCTTTAAACAACCTAACTAAGCGCATCACCGGTGGTGGCTGTGGTAATTCTCTAGTAGCAATGATTATCTTACTTTTCCTCTCTGGCCATATCGCTCGAGCACAATCTCTCAGACTTCTTTGTCTGTAATGGTGGTAACTACTCCCTACTGACTCTCTCAACAAGTATGTCTTATATTGTTCGATCCTTGATGGACGTAAGCCATCTAGAACTCTTGACACACGCAGCATCCAAGCATCTGTAGCTTTGCTCGGCCAACAGGGATGTGGGTCTGGCTTTGACATCAACAATGGCGTCTTTTTTGTCCCTGCTGTTGTACCTCTCCATAGTGGGTGATCTTCTGGATTTGCATATTCCCACCATTCAAGTTCCTTAATTATGGCTTTTGGATCATCTTCTAGTGTTGGTCTTACAATCATCAATCTATCTAGGAATGTTTTAGCAAGTACCTGTGCTATGCGCAAATCCATTCCTCTAGTAACGCACTCCCAAAAATTATCACTTGTGGAAGCAATTGCTGAGTCAAACCAAATACCAGGCTCGACATACCAATTGCCTGACGCTAGAGTTGCGACGATACGTGCTAATGGACGTGCCGGCATAGACTTGCGTGACATGTCTCTTTGTAGATATGAATGTCCATTGTGGTTTAAATCCACTATGTCACCAGCTATATTTACAAAACTTGGCCTGTCATGAATTGCTTCTCTACTGTGCCGCCCTGATGCTTGTTTTGCACTTTGGAACGTATTGCCATTCATTCCATGTGCATTTGCATAGGCAATAGCTTCAATCAATAATAAGAAATGAGCATCTTCATCGTCGCCTGTAAATGATCTAAAAGTTGGGTCACATGGCCAATTCATACTTTTCACAGTCTCTACAGCTGCTTGCGAAGTAGCTCTATGCATATAATTATGATCTAGTAGTGTGGCTCTCTGACCAGAGTACAAACCGTTTTCATTTATCATGAAACTGTCCTCTCCTTCCAACTTCATTATTGAGTTAAAATGTCCCAAAGCTATCCAAACGCTACATAATTCTTTTTGTTTCCGAGTAATACGGGATTGGACTGTTTTTGACCATGCCTGTGCTCTTGTTTCGGACACTATACTCAATTCCCATTTAGCGTGGAAAGTACAGTAATTTGGATAATCAATACTCAACCAGACGCCTCCTTCTTTCTCAGTATCTATTGATTTTTGTATCCAGGCCATTACACGTTGCGGATCTTGTCTACCACAACAACCTAGCACATCATCCATTTCTTTTTCAGCATGGACGAGAGCGAATGATTCAACCAAAAAGGATGCATCGTTGTTGGCATGCACTGGTCTGTTCTTATTCCCTGGTTCTCTCTTCGTCGATAATCTACAATGCGTGTCCGGCTCGGAGAGAATCAGAGATAACAAATGATCGTCATCCCAAGACTCACTAACCGCTTTCTTATTTGGCCTATCGGATGGGTTGAACAGTGGGTCTTTCAATAAGTTGTCCTGTACTGTTTTCCGCTCTGATGATGACCCTGATGGTATTGCGTGGTGTCGGGCCTGCCACCATTCGTCTATATCTTCTACTCGTCTTTCGGACCCCATCTTAGATATATGTGCGTGTGCTAATTCCAGAGACAAGCGTGTCAGAGTCTCTCGCCAGCTTGTGAATGGCGCAGTATCATCTTGCCAATCACATTTCTGAGCTTGGTAAATCGCTCTCTCTAACAGTTCCTTATTCCAGTCGGCTTTTTCATCTAATCTAGACGTCACATTCATTATGTTTCGCATGTTCCTACATCCTAATCCACGGTATTTCCCGTATACTAGGCTTCTTTCTGCTAATGGGAGCAGAGGTTTCAAAGCCCTGATCCAATTTTCGACTGGAACATTGTGCCAATTGTTCTCGAACAATTCTGAGCGCAGATTGGGTTCCAAGCTTTCCAGAACTAGGATAGTAGCGGCTACAGCCCATTCAGGTGCCTTTGATATCTTAATGAGATGCAGGTATTCAGGTCTTTCTGAAAACGCTTCCCATAACATGTCAAAATGCAGCCGAACAGGCGAACCTCCTATCCATAGTTCTGGATCTCTTGGACCAGAATAGGCCTCTAACTTTTGTTCGTGGAGTGGTGCCATTATATTGGTTCTCTTGATGACTATTTGATAGTCTGAAACCGATGTGAGTAATGGCTGACACCATGCCATGTAGTTTGCCATCATCAATGGCTTCTTCTCTAAATTCCTTAAGAAGGAGGCAAACCAAGCATGTCCCTCATCTGTGCGCGCAAGACCGTGGAAGTCAGGCTGAGCATACCTTGTGGCAAGGTGCCAGGGACTCGTGCTACACTGCGCGATGAAGAAGATCCAGGATTTTCTGTTCCATTGTCGTTCTGGATAAGCCTCAGGAATCTTGGGACAGCCGGTACAAATGGCAATCCCCATGATGTCGTTGCTGGCGGTGTTATTATCCTTGGGGGATAAGAGTCGCCAACCCTCATTGATGAGGTATTCTCCTCGACAGTAGAACTGTGTCGTGCAGTCGTCGATGGAGTGAGGGGAACCAGCTGTAATGGCTCCTCGACTATTGGTGTATTGATCACACCAACAATGGGTGCGACCACGGAAGAGGCCTCGGCCACATGAGAGGTAGGCGGATCCACAGAGTGTTGAACATCCACTATCTCTCCCAGCCGGCTTGTCACAGCATCGTGAAAACCCTGAGCGAGCATGTCCTGTGCCTCCTCTCTTCTTGAATGCACCGCAGAGATTAAGTTATCATCTGCGGCTACTACTTGATCTTCTGGACGTTTGTCTTGTTGTGCAACTTCCATCTGATGCGCAGCGATACGCGTCTTGATAGAAGATGTCAACTTGTCCATGAATCTTTCATCCTTTTGCCAAGCTGGCGGAAGTGTCTCCCCTTCTGGATGAGACGCCATCCATGTTAGGATAGTGTGAGGAGTCGGGATTGAAGATAAAATGTCATCTTCAGTTAACTTTTCAGCAAGACCCGGCTCCATTGACGTTGCTGATGGTACTGGCTTGGGGTTGAGTTTTAGCCAGGCTTCTTGTTCTTCTGACGTTGTGCGAACCGTCTTCATTTGAGAGACAAATTTTTGTCTTTTTCTCTCGTCTAGCATCGGACGCATGTCTTCTGTGACCATTGGTGTAGACTCTTGAATCACCTTGGTCCTTGGAGCTGCTTGTGTTGAAATGGCAGCTCGTAGTTCTTCTGGTGTGAGGTAAATTGTCCGCGTTTCTTGTTCGTAGACAATTTGTCCTCGGACTCGCACGGTTTGACCGTTCTTTTTCTGTGGTCTAGGAGTAGCTACCTGCAACTTGACTGGTATTGTTGACTGACTCCTTAACTCCATGGCTTGCCGAATCTTGTCTTTATCGGCTATAAACTCTTCGGGCCTGATTCGTGCATCAGATGCCAAGCGGTGAGCTATCCGCATGGCGGCATCGGCCTGTTTGCGAACAAACGCGAACTGGTTCTTATCTGGATGATAGACTCCTGTCATGAAGTAACAGATCATCGACAGATTTGCAGCTGCATCGGCTCTTAGTGACAAATCTAATTTGTCTAGATTGCGAATGACGTTTACGTCTTTTATCCATTTGACGACTTCTCCTACATAGGAAGTGTCACCGCGAGTCGTTGCTCTGTTTGGAATAGGCAACGGTATCTGCGGGATTGCGTCTCCCAGATTGAATGCATATTGGGACACGACACTGTGTAGATTGGCGATCGCTGTAGGCACGTTTATCATCAAATACGGATATATTGATTCGGAACTGCTGAGCAGTTCGAATCTCTTTCCGTCGGGTGGAACTGTGAATACGGGTCCAAACGTTCCTAGGAATGCATTTGTCACTGCATCTGGCGCGTCTCGTATCTTTCCACCCATGAAACGCCAATTTGGGAGCCCAAATCGACATATATTCAGTGGGTTGCGCGGTGAATCGACGGGATACAGCGTCAACGCATTAAACCGCGCTACTACTTCTTGCAATCCTTGTCCCATGTAGTAATCGAGAACTGCCTTACGTCGAGGATGATCAAGGGAGTCGTCCATTGAGATGAGTTTATTGAGCTCTTCTTCGGTCAACGTTGGCAGATGTCGTGCTAGGGTTAATCGACTAGCATTTTCGGGCAAAGGAGGATGGGACGCCGTAGGTGTATTGGCTACAATTGGTGTCGCTATAACTTCGACTGCATCCATTGCTACTTCTTCAATCCTAGGAAGGACTGGTTCTGGTGGAGCGGATTCTGTCGGGACGGATTCACTCCTTACTAGTGGTTGTGGCGCTACGACCTGTGCTAACGCGATAGGCGGTTGAATAGTGCTAGTAGAAGTAGCTTGTTGCAACCTTTGTTGGATTGGTTGCCTTGGTGCCGCTGCTATCGACACCCTATATGCGTCTACATCCGCGCCTTCGACGTTCTGGACAACGTCGTCCCTTGGTTGTTTGAAGAACCTTGGTTCTACATGTGTTCCTATTGGATAATAGGATCGTTCTCTCCCTCTTGGATTCTTCCAGTAAGCACCCGTCCATAGCCAAAAGCCTGGAACAGCATCTGGACGTATGATAAGGCGCTTTTTGTTGGATTCCAATCTTTCATGACGTTCATTCGCTGTAGCCATGGCTTGATCAATGGCTATAGGTGGAATTTCAGCTATCGGAGGTAGAGTTGGTTGCTGAACTGGAGTTTGGAGCAAAGGGAATTGCAAAACATCCAGTTCTTCGGCATCGTCTTCATCTGCTTGCGCAAAATTGAATCGACTTGGCGGTGGTGTACTTGAATTGCCATCAAATGAAGCTAACACCACTGGTTGGTTGGCCACTACGTCATCTACGTCTACTTCGATCAGTGGAGGCGTAGTCACTCTCCTCGGTGTTGGAGCAATGATCGTTGCCGTCCTTGGAATCGGAGCAGGAGATGGAGTAACTTGTGCGGGTGGCAACGGCAGCTGTGCTATCACTGGTGTCGTGGTAGGGGCGGATATGTGATGCTGCCGCGGTTGCGACGCAGGAGGTTCTTGCCTACGTGGTGGAGGTGGAGGAGGTGGCCTTCTCCCTGTTGGAGCATTACCACCAGTAAACCTGGACTGTGGTGGTTGCGGTGGCGGTTGAGGAGGATAGGAAGATCCAGTCCTACCAACCGGGGGTGGTATATTTGGCGGAGCACCCATCGGAGGTGCTCTACTTGCGCGCGGAGCAAGCTGATTATCTTGCCATGGAGCCATTACCATCGATGAATCGAGATAATAGGTTCGATGGAACATGATGTGATCAGCTGTGTGTATAGCTATATTTTCATCCAAATTATTCATCTGGATGACAGGCTCGTATGTCACTCCGTCACTTAGAGTGAATGCCCTTCCTTGATTGTCTAAGGGTCTGCCTGTGCTAGCCAACATATAGTTGATAGCGCGTCGAGATGGTAGTCCAGAACCATCTCTACCATATAATTCTATTCCTACTCCTTGTAATTGAACTAAGGAGTAGAATGCTTCATCGTTGGTCCGGGATCCGGAAATGGAATACGGCGCGACCCATTGTCCAGGTGCTACTAGTATTTCCATCTTCATCGGATACAGTATAGACCATATTGCTGCACTTGTTGGAAGATTTGGCATCGTGCGTGCCAACTCTTCCCATTGCGTGGAGTAAGCTGTGTTATTCACTATGTCGTTGAACATTTGAGGAATAGCACGACTGAGAGGAAGTGTTGTGCCTAGTAGTCGACCAACTTCTCCACGCACATTTATTTTATCTAAGGCACCTTGAACGGCCCCCCAGATGGCTGCACCTCCATCATAAATGTTGAATGCTTGTGCAGCGTTTCTTAGATCGCGATCATCCATTTCTAGTGCTTCATGAAAAAAGGCGATTTCAGGCCAGAGATACGACATTTGTAGTGCATCTAAGATTTTGACAACCATTACAGATTGAGCTGCTAACAACTCATAGTCATATTCCACTGTGGTTGTCACTGGTTGTAGGGTTGCCTGTGCGCAGAGAGGTCCAATGGCATAGGGACCCATCTTCGCTACTGGCAATGCCACTAATTGTTGGTTTGAGCGCGCCGCCCAGAAGTTGCGCTGTCCTCCGGAGGCTGTGCTGATCATTAAATATTCAACACATTCCCGGAAAATTGAAATGTCACTAAATATGTGACACCAACGCATAACTGCTTGCCAGATCTGATCCGAAGTCAATCTATTTACAAGGGGCATATGGATCTGATTTGCAGCTCCAATCCCCATGATCAGCTTGAGATTTGGGATCTCCGGCCACAGGATATGAGCAACATGGTGCTCAGCTTTTTCGACGATTGGATTCCTGTTCTGAACAGCAACCCATAAGACGTTCAACAGATTTTCGTCATTATCTGGAACGCCCGACAAGAGACTTGGTACAAAGTTGACACCTTGCAACCCGTCCCTTAAGGCTTGACGTTGGTCCGCGGGAACGACTAACATCTGTATTTGTGCGTGATTCGGAGTTGCGCCTGGTATGGCATCTAACTCCATGTATCGATGACGACCAGCATGGTCGAGTGTTTTCTCGGCATGCTTGGATGTCACATATAAGACAGCTAGACGCATCAAGAATCTAACATCATTGACATTTTGATTACGCAATGATGTGAATGACGATGTGAAGATGGTGTCTAATACCAACCCTTGTACGCCATATTCTTGAAGGACTGCGTTCCAAGCTGTCCGCTGTGGCACGTCTGTGCCTATCGCATCTAGTTCTGAGAATCTAGGTGCAGGTAGAACTTTATGTTCCCCCCATTCTACGGTCGACGGCATGACTTGGAATCGTGTCCCCGAATTTTCGGACATCCAATTCCACGTCCATCGGCGGCCTACAGGAAGAGTTGAGATCCTGCGACCTTGCCAATAACCGACGATCGTTGCTCGATCGTCGAAGTGGCCGCCCGATTCTGATATGGGTTGGCCTAGTTCATTTGGTACGTTTCCTTTGACCCAGCGCTTCTTTTCATGTACTGGGTCCCAATTTTCTGGTTGCGCGGCTAGTGACATGGGTACCGTCATATCATATGCGCTAATTTCTTGACTCAAAGTACAGGCTGTATGCCTGTGCAATGGCTTTAATGTCGTGTAGGGCTTTTCAATTTTTGAGGTGAAAGGCCCTAATGCCTCGGTTGGTGGGGGAGGAGGCAAGACTCCGGTGTTGCGAACGAGTTGTTCGATTGTTTGATTCATGTAGGGCTACTACGTCTTGTGTTTGCAGGGATGCTGCGTCGAGGGGGTGTAGGGCTACTACTTCGTTTGAACGGGGCTACCGAATCGTGGGTTCCGAGTATACTTCGCTACTCGGGAAAGCTTAGCCTTTACTAAGGGCGAACTCGAACTGGTGTAAACCTCTTTAAGGTTCCCTACGGCAGTAATACTCTTCCGGGGCGTTTCAGCTGTCCGGAGTCACAGGTTGGGTTTTTAGGCCTGACCTGATCGAAAACTGTACACAAGTCCGAATCCAAGTGGGATGTACGGAGCATGCTTTATCACCTCGGGTACTGCCCGAGAGACTGTTCCTAACCATAGAATAAGATTTCGCAGTCGTTACACTCGGTTGGGTCATTTATAAAGGCGCACTAATGTCACTTCTGCCGACACTAAGCCTTGCCCCCCCTCGCACGGACATGAATCCCGTTCCAATCTACCTCCCAACCACGTGCTGGGAAGCTCCTATGGCAGATGCTCAATTGTCCTAGTTTCTAAAGCCGAAGGACCATCTTGGACGGCGAAGTTTCACCAGGAAAATAGATAATAAAGTCGTTGTGCTCTAAAGTATTCTTTGGGACCTCCTGGCTCCTATCATAGACAGTAAACTGCGCGAGATTGAAGACTGATGAGAGGTTTTTAACCCTGGTGAAAAAA